AATAAGATTTGATGACATTTGTTATGCTCCTACCTTTGCTTCTAGAGCTGTTACTTTTGCGGAGAGTTCTTGGATTGCGGATGTTAGTGTAGCAACGAGGAATGAAGTATCAATGCCTTGATAAACTGGATTGCCTTCAGCATCTACAGCGTCTTTTTCGCCAGTTACGCAATCAGGTGCAACAGCTTGTAATTCGTGAGCAATAAATCCTTGACCTTTAGAGCCATCAGCTTTCCAGTTGTAAGTTACTGGTTTAAGTTGCGCAATTGTTGCCAATGCACCCGTCATTGGTGCAACATTTTCTTTTAATCTATAGTCTGACAATGAAACATAGCTAGTTGTTACTCCATTTGTTGAGGCAATGTATCCTGTTTGAACCCCAGCCGAAGTACCAAAACCATGATAGTAATATTGTCCACCATTTGATGGCATAGCTGTTACTAAACCGTATCCAGTTGAGATTCCAAGAATAGCTGTTTTACCTGTAGCTCCACCAATGTTATTTGTATTAGTATTAACCAGCAAATTACCACTATTATCTAGTGTCATTGCTTGGGTAGCTGTAAAGTTACCACTTGTAACAGAAGTTTGCCACCATTGAAATTGATTAGCCGAAATTTGAAAATATCCTGCCGCACTACCATTATTTTTTATTACATAAGAAGAGCCGTTGTAATAACAATTTGCATTTAATTGAGTTGCTTGATTGTAAGAACTAACAGACCCACCGCCTGCAATTTCAATTGCTTTTAAGGTTCCCCAAGCACTAGGAGTAACTCCTATACCTACGTTTTGAGATGTGTCAACGGTAAGCGCGGTTGTGCCATTGGTTTTAAATAAAATTGGTGTAGCACCGACACCTTCAACTTTTAATCCGCCACTATCAGTATATAAATAGCCTGTTGACGTTCCATTTACCATTAAATCAATCAAACCGCCCGTTGAATTATTAATGGCTAAAACTTTGTACGATGCAATAGCACTAGGAGTAACTCCTATCCCTACGTTTTGACTTGTATCTATTGTTACCGCAGTAGTCGTACCATTAGTTTGTAGCTGAAGTACGCCAGATGTATCCGCTGTATATACGAGGGCTGTCGTTGTTGTGGTTCCTGCGCTTATCGTGCTTGCCATGTTATTTCCTTAAATGATTACCCATCTCTGGCTTGAGTTCACCGTGACGCTAACTCCAGATGCTGTTGTGATTGGACCCACTGAGAAACCGTTTGTGCCCGTTGCTAAAGTTACATTACTTGAAACAGTTGTGCCATTAATTGTTATACCATTAGTAGAGGCTACATTGGGTGCTTGTAATAAACCTGTACTGGGGGTATATAAATATTTAGCGTTACTTGTATATACAGTTAGTGCCGTTCCTGATGTTGCATTAGCAAATAAAGGATAAACCGCTGTAGCAGTAGCCGTATCATTTGATATAGCGGCGCCCCCCACAGACGCCCAAGCAGTACCGTTATAGCCTTCAAATTGAGTTGTCGTTGTATTAAACCTCAACATACCCTGTACAGCAGTAGGCTGTTGAGCAGTTGTTCCAACGGGAAGCGTTACTGCACCTGTACCTCCAAATGTAACCGTTCCACTTGTGGTTAAATTTGTAATGGATATTGAACTATTCCAAGAAGGGGGAGACGCCGACCCTGCGCTTACCAAAAGTTGTCCAGATGTACCAAATCCTGTTGTACCTGATAACGCAGGGGTTGTTCCCAAGTTTGTATTAAAACCAAGAGCACCAGAGTTGTTGATAACGTGCGATGAAACACCAGATGCATAAGTTAAATATGTTTTATTTGCTGTGCCAGATCCATAACTAATATCACCATTATGAGCAGAAAAGTAAACACCATTGTTGATACTAAAAAAATCTACTGGAGTTGACGCACTATACACAGATGAATTCATTCCAAACTCACCATAATAGCTAGAGTCTGTACCTAAATCATTAGAAATCACATAATTTGTAGACGCCCCCGCGGTCCCACTCAAATTTTGAATGACCAATTGATTGTATGAACTGGCTGTTGTAGAACCAAAGGTTGCTATAGAATTTGCCGCATTAAAAGACAATACAGGAGTCGTACTCGTAACCGTATTGGCACTTAAAGTTGTAAAGTCTCCAGATGCACGAGTTGTGGCCCCTACCGTACCATTAATGTTGATAGAAGCTGTACCCGTTAAATTTGTTACTGTTCCTGAACTAGGCGTACCCAATGCACCGCCATTAACAACAAAAGCACCTGTTGACCCTGTGTTGACTCCTAAAGCAGTTACAACACCAGTACCTGTTGTGATTGTGCTAGGCGATGCTCCAGAGCCTCCCCCAACCATTAACGCATTAGCACTAAGTAAAGCAGAACTAGCCCAAGCAGATGTTGAACTAAAGTAAGGAATACCACCACTTGTCCCCGCAACCGTCAACGCTAAAGTTCCACTTGACGTAATGGGTGACCCTGCAACTGAAATTAGTCCACCAGTAAAAGACTGAGCCACCGAAGTAACTGTACCGCTCAAGCCAGTTAATGTGCCACCAGAGAACGTCAATCCACCTGCAATCGTTACATTGCTAAATCCACCAGATCCATTTCCATAAAGAATAGATGAGCCACTCGTAGCGGGCGCATAATCGGTCCCAGAGACTGCGGCGCTGATAGCTGTGCCATTCCCTTTCAAAATACCCGTAATGCTTGTAGAGAGCGTTATAGCAGGGGTTGACGTGGCGGTTGCTACAGTACCCGTAAAACCATTTGCAGACACCACAGATACCGAGGTAACCGTTCCCGTACCAGAAACAGATGCCCAAACAGGCGCACCAACTCCTTGGCTAACCAATACTTGCCCTGAACTACCCACCGCAGTAAACGCATATGCCGTACCGTTTCCGTAAGCAACCGCACCGGCTGTCGGCGTAGCCGTAGCATTTGTCCCACCATTTGCAATAATAAGCTTGCCACTGAGCGTAATTGCACCAGTAGACGCACTACTTGGCAGTAACCCAGTTGTCCCACCGCTAAACGATGTAATTAAACCAGTTCCAGTTGCAATCGTATTGGCCACAAACGCTGTGGTCGCCAATTGCGTGTTGTTTGTTCCAGTAGATGCCGTAGGAGCAGTAGGAGTGCCAGTAAATGTTGGACTTGCACTTAAAACAACGCTACCCGTACCCGTAGACGATGTAACCCCTGTACCTCCATTAGAAACGGCTAAAACGCCTGTTATACCAGTTGTGAGAGGTACCCCAGTCACATTGGTCATTATTCCTGATGCAGGAGTGCCCAGTGCCGGTGTGACCAAGGTAGGGCTGTTTATAGTTGGGCTTGATGAAAAAACAACATTACCCGTGCCCGTTGTTGGAGAAATAGATATTGTTGGATTACCACCAGATCCATTACCATTGGTAACCGATATGCCCGTTCCACCCGTAATTGTCACAGATGTAGCCGTAGAACCACCCGCAACCGCCAACAACCCAGTTCCAGATACGTTATTAATGGTCGATAAAAATCCATTCAGGGAAATAGTGGGGTTTCCCGTTGTTCCATCAGAATTGCTGACAGACAAACCAGACCCAACAGCTATCTGCACTGCAGACATTGTGTTTGCGCCTGTCTTTACCTGAATACCATTACTGTTGTTATACAGAGCTAAAGGAGCGCCTGTAATGGATAAAACATAATTTAAACCCGCCCCATTGTCCGTGCCAATTAAACCAGTCCCCGCACCTATGTACCGAGCATTAGGCAAACTAGGTTGTGATCCAATTGTCAAAAATGTCTGAGTCAATGACGGGGATGTAATGATGTTGCTCACAGTAGTCTGTGACGTCACACCATTTTGTACAACAGGGACTAATTCCGATCCAGTTAAAGTGGATGCGGTTGGTAATTGAGATATTTGTAGTTGTGCCATTATGAACCTATACTAATTTCATCTTCATCACCATTAACCAAGCCAGGAGGAGACGTATTCTTACCAGTTGATATTATAGAATTGCTATACGGACCCGTAATTAATTGATTGTTGGGAACATTCAATGACTCATCAGGTCTTGGGAACCTTAAGTTAATACGTTCTGTTTTTCTCGCAGGCAAACGATATGGATCTTTTTCATCCATGCAACCTTCCTCACACACCCGTAACCCTGGGAAGTTAATGTCAGGATTAAGAGTAGATAAAGGACGTTTCATCTTACAACGATCACAGACGGCAATCGCTATACTTGCATAACCTTCTGTGTCAAGCCATTTAGCCATAATTACCTCGTATATACTGAAATATTCGGGGCCAGGTAAATTGGAGATTTATCGCGTTCTTCGAGTTCAGCCATTTGAAAATACTTTTCACCTTGAGCCTCAAGGTATCCAATCCTTTGTATATCCACGCCAGGAAGTTCAATTGACATCTGGTGAGCTAACATAGATTGAATTGCCATCAACCAACGATCTGGAATCTCCAGTTGGTTCGTTAACGCACCCACATCCATGATCTGTCTTGAATACCAAATGGTCGCTTGGACAAAATTCGTGCTTGGAACAGGCCACAAGTAAAAGGTTGGCTGAGGAATTGTTCTGTCAAACCAGTACTGATACGGCTGATTGGCTGTAAAGTTTTGGTTGGGCAAATTTGAATAATCATCACGATTTAACCGTGACATTTGCAATAGTCTTGCATTATTTCCAAAATAAAGCTCTCGCAAAGATAGCGTTGTGCCACCAGAAGCTACCATTCTGTAATATGGAACATTTTGACCAGGATCAATATCTTGCCAAATCCACTGAGAATCGGTCACAGTAACACTGGTCCCCGTATACAAAGTAGTCCAAGTAGTGCCATCAGCAGAACTTTGGAACGTGTAATTCCAAGTTTGGCTACCACCACCAGAAATATAAGGCATAAAGCCAATAGATCCTATGTATGTGCTTTGGTTTGTTCCGTAGAAAACAGAAATGTTTCCGTTTGCTGATGTTTGTTGACAATATGTGCTGATATTGTCGTCATACACATTTGCAACAACCCCCCCTGCGCTCGATGAATAGCTCCCCGATGGTTGATCCATTGTTCTGTACAAGCAGTTTAGGATATCATTTGCACCATTAGGCAAAGTATATATATACTGATTGGCGTTTAAACCCATTACGTACTTAACCACCGCCCAATACTGAATACCTTGGTTAATTAAGTTGGATAAAATGTAAAACAAAGATTCTTTAGCAGATTGGACCTGCTCATCCGTTAATTCTTCTGCAAGCTTACCCGCACGACGAGCGCCGTGATCAATGAGTTGCTGTACAGTAATGACTGTATTGCCAACGGTTCCTGAATATGCCATTTTTTACCATCCTGGGCAATGCCATCTCTTAAGTGATGCCTTGGCTCTTGGCGCATCTCCTTTTGAGTGTTCAACTACTCCGCTCATACGAGCACAAAATGAATCTTTTCTAGCACCACCTTGAGGTTGAGGAGCTTTTAAGTGAGATCCAGTCTCTCTATTGTACTTAGCCCTACCTTTTTCCGTAAGCCCTGCGCCCTTAGATACAGATAATTTTTCTCCCCTACCCACCGCCAGACTTACTCCACCTTCTTTTTTCTTTACTGTTTTGGCGGACTCTCTGAACGCTTCAGCAGTTGGCGCACCTTTGCTACCAGGCTTACGCATATGTTCT